ATATTAACTATATTATCAACAAGACCAGACACTTATAGAATTAGTGATGATTTATTCACTAAAAAGGCCATGAACTGGAGGAAAACGATCTGTCCAGAAGGTCTATCGGTTCCTCTCTTATTGCCTGATTGTAATAATCGTTATTACAGTAAGTATTGTTTATTTCATCTAAGGTCATGTTTTTAACTTTTATATTCCTCTGGTTTACAACTTCCTCTGTCTTGTAAGTGTGTATATTATATGGGGTATATGCTATTTTTAATAGGATAGTGAAACAATTCGTTATCCACATCTATTCCGTCAGAGTGAACTTCAAATGCACCAGGCGAAAGAATTGCCAGGCCAGTATTAAGCTTAAGTGTTGGGGAAAACAAATTAAATAACATGAGCTGCATAGTAGGGCAATTGTTCTTCCCAGAAACATTTAAAAAATTTAAGTTTTTGCTCTGTTTTATTATGGGAAATAAAGTTCCAATATCGGATGTATTATTAGTATCAATATGGGTTATTTTATTGTTGTCCAGTCTTAAACTTTTAATAGATGGAAGACAAGTCAGGAAATCAAGATTTATATTTTTCAACTGGTTGTTAGCAGCGTTTAATGTCTGAACATTGCAGAAGTTGCTATAGAATATTTTAATTTCAGAAAGCAGGTTTTTGTTAATAAGTAACGTATTCAAGTTGGGAAATAAGACATTGTGTAAACTTGTTAGTTTATTATGGGATAGATCCAGCAGTAAGAGTTAATTTTTATTACCTGCAACAATATCAGATAATTGATTATGGCTGAGATTCAGGTATTGCAGACATTCGCAAGATTCTAATTGCACAAACTCTAAATAGCTGCGCTTAATACCGCTACACTTTTGCCAGCCCATGTTTGCCTCCGGGGAATGGGCTGACGGTTTCCATAAAATGGCGAACTTTTTTCAACAGTTGCCACATTGAGCTGCACTGATGATTACGCGTTATTGTGTCGTGAAGTGCCTGCCATAGCCGTTCAACATGATTCACCCATGGCGAGTAAACCGGCTGATAAATGACCCTGAACTTCGGGTTCTCCTTCAGCCAGCTCTGTGTTTCCCGGCTTTTGTGGATAATGTAGTTGTCCACGATCAGCGTGATGGTTTTCGCCCGACGGTATGTCGCTTTAAGCCGCTTCAGCAGGCTGATGAACAGCGCCGAACTTTTGCTGTTGCCGCCCACACAGCTGACTTTACCTGTCCCGCTGTGCAGCGCTCCGGCCAGATAATATTTTTCATTCTGTCCCGGCGTGACCACCCGTTTTTGCTGTCCGCGCAGTTGCCAGTCCGCACCGATTTTGGGATTAAGATGGATATCCACTTCATCTTCATAAAAGACCGGATGCTCTGCGCTGCATTCGTCCAGTGCTTTATGGATTGCTGCCATCTTTTCATCTTTATGCGGGTCACGGATACGCAGAGTTGGCGCAGCCCTTCGCCACACAATCCCCGCAGACGGCAACCAGCGGCGAACGGTTCCGGCATTTAACTGGCAACCGGTTATCTCATTGATTTTTATTGCCAGCAGTTCTGTACTCCAGCGTGAACGCTGGTAGCCAAAGTCGCCGGGAGAATGTTTTACCAGCTCACGTAACAGTGTGCAGATATGCTCAAACGGCCAGCGACGGGCACGCCCGGCAGGTAATGATTTCAGTCCCTCAACACCCGACTGCGTGAACCAGTTAATCCAGCGTCCAACAGAGGAACGGGCGCAGCAGAGCGTTCTGGCAACGTCGCTGACACGGTCGCCCCGGTGCAGCATCAGCATGGCAGTCAGTCTGCGGGCATAATTTTTATCGTGTGTTTTATGGATGGCTTTCTGCATCAGGCGTCGTTCGTCACGGGAAATTGGTGCTATGATCGGCATTGCTCAGTCCGGTTGGTGATTTGTTTTGATTTGGCGATTGATCAGATCGCACAATCCGGGCTAAGTTCCCTCAAAGTGATCTACTATTCCGCGCAGCTATTTAGGAGTAGAGCGATAACGTGTTTTAATTCTGTCTCGTTCATTTTACTCACCTGAATGTCTTCCCAACCAACGACGTGCGCCAGCTTCGGTTTTAAACGTTTTGCTTTTGGTATACGTCATGGCGGTGAATGTGCCGTCTTGATTGGGAAACACGCCACATACCAGAGATTCGTTGTTGCCAAGATCGATAGTATTCATGTTGACCCCATTTCCCCTTAACGCCGGGTGGCGGAACGTTTTATCTACTGCGCTTTGTATCAATCAACAACTGCCGTCATGTTCGTATGCCTCAGGCTGGCTACTTAGCCCTGTTCAGTGACTGGATAACTCGAGGTATTGTCCTGCCGTTCTCTGGTGGGGCGTTGTTTGGATATGCTTATTAAACACAATTTGTTTTCTTGTGTCAACACGCAATGTGTTTTATGGTGAGTGTCATATGATGATGCTACAAAAAAGCCCGCTGATAGCGGGCTGATTGGCATATTACTGTGATAGCAAGATCATTATTCCGGTGGGGGATTATCTTTAATCCTGCCTCTCAAATATTTTTCTACATACTCATCGATTTCTTTTAGCCGGACTTCAAATAGCTCAATCATTCGTTGTTGTTCTGAGCCCGGTAGCTGGTTAAACAACTCAAGAAGTTTTCGTTGGGATTCATTTAACCACAATTCAGAAGATTCCTGTTCTCCAAAGAGGAGCTCAGGAGGAGATATGCCAAGTGCCTTTCCCAATACGACAGCGTCATGTACTCCAACATTTCTGCTGCCCGCCTCATAGTTACCTATACGCGATTGCGTCCATCCGCAGATTTCAGCAAGTTTTCCTTGAGATAAACCAAGCTTCTGCCTGCGCTCTTTAAGACGCATTGCAATTTTGTCATTGAGCCTACTAGCGGCAATTTTTTCGTTTTCTTTTTCCATTGCATCCTTGTATCACGAATCGTGATTTACATAAAACACAAAACAGCTTGGCTATATAACACAAGGTGTGTTTAAAATTGTCATCGGAGGTTTTCAATGAACAAAATTTCAACATATCGAAAACAGCTTGGGCTGTCTCAAAGACAACTTGCTGTTCAGTTAGGGTGGATACAAAGCCGACTGGCAAATTACGAAGCAAATTTTCGTACCCCTGGACTAGAGGAGTGCAGAAAAATTGTTTCTACCCTTAATCGGCTTGGCGCTCATTGTGGACTTGACGATGTATTCCCCCCAGACGGTAAGCATAGCGAAAACAGCATAGGAGCGGTTGATTCATGAAAATCAGGCATGAGCACATCGAATCAGTGTTGTTAGCCCTGGCAGCCGAAAAAGGGCAGGCGTGGGTCGCTAACGCAATTACTGAAGAATATCTGCGCCAGGGGGGCGGCGAATTGCCCCTTGTACCAGGCAAGGACTGGAACAATCAGCAGAATATCTATCACCGTTGGTTGAAAGGTGAAACGAAAGCGCAAAGGGAAAAAATTCAGAAACTGATCCCTGCGGTTCTGGCAATTCTTCCGCGCGAGCTGCGTCACCGACTCTGCATCTTCGATACCCTGGAACGCCGTGCATTACTGGCGGCGCAGGAAGCGTTGAGTACGGCAATTGATGCGCATGATGATGCAGTCCAGGCCGTTTACCGGAAAGCGCATTTCAGCGGCGGCGGGTCTTCCGACGATTCTGTCATTGTTCATTAAGCAAAAGTTTCCATGCTGTTTGTGCTTATTCTAAGCAACCGGGCAGCATCATACGGGGCAATTATGGCCGCATTACCATACATGCAACTGTACATAGCTGATTACCTGGCTGACACCATGCATTTGTCAGCAGAGGAGCACGGCGCGTATTTGTTGCTGATGTTCAATTACTGGCAAACAGGAAAGCCAATACCCAAAAACAGGTTGGCAAAAATTGCCCGTCTGACTAACGAGCGATGGGTTGATGTTGAACCATCCTTGCGGGAGTTTTTTTGTGATAACGGCGACGAATGGATGCATCTTCGGATTGAGGAAGATCTGGCATCTGTCAGAGAAAAATTAACCAAAAAATCAGCCGCAGGAAAAGCATCTGTTCAGGCCAGAAGAAGCAGAAAGGAAGCAGATGTTCAAACAAAACAAGAGAGAAATTTAACAGGTGTTCAAACAGATGTTGGAGTGATGTTCGAACATGATGCCAACACAAAGGCAACTAATAAAGATACAGATAAAGATCTAAAAACAGATCTAACCCATCCCAAACCCTTCCCTTCCGGAAGGGAGTTTCGGGATTTTGTGGCTGGAGTGCTTGAGGGGAGATTATCTGGCGGTACTGCAGCGGAATTTTGTAATTCTGCGGTGGTTGCGTTGCAGGCTGCTGGCCTGGATGTCTGTCGTGAGTATCCGGTGCCAGAGCGTGGTGACGGTTGCGGAGGGCGGATTGATATCGTCGTGACTGACAGGAACGGTGTCCGGTGTGGGAGCGAGCTTGACCGAAATTCTCCGCGACAGAAATCACTGCTCAAAATCGGTGCTGTTGAAACCGGGATATGTGTCTTGCGGCGCAGTGATATCGCAAGGCACACCGAGCAGGGAATTCTGGTTATCGGTGGGGCTGTTCGCCAGAAAAAATTTGACCCGTTGTCAGTTGATCTGCCCGACTGGTTGCCAGAAACACTCTGGCATGAGTGGGTCCAGTTCAGGCAGGCATTGCGAAAACCGATTCGAACGGAGCAGGGCGCTAACGGGGCGATACGGGAACTGGAAAAATTCCGTCAGCAGGGTTTTACACCTGAGCAGGTGATTCGACACAGCATCGCCAATGAATACCAGGGTCTGTTCGCGCCGAAAGGTGTTCGGCCTGAGACGTTGCTCCGACAGGTTAACACCGTCTCGTTGCCGGACAGTGCGATCCCGCCAGGCTTCAGGGGGTAACAGACCATGAAAAATATTGCGACAGGAGGCGTTCTGGAGCGTATCCGCAGACTGACCCCACCACATGTAACCGCCCCATTCAGAACGGTTGCGGAGTGGCGCGAGTGGCAACTTGCTGAAGGCCAGAAACGTTGCGAGGAGATCAACCGCCTGAATCGTCAGTTGCGGGTGGAAAAAATCCTGAACCGCTCCGGCATCCAGCCGTTGCACCGGAAGTGTTCGTTTGCGAATTACCGGGCGCAGAACGACGGTCAGCGACATGCACTGAGTCAGGCGAAATCCATAGCTGACGAACTGATGACAGGCTGTACGAATTTTGTGTTCAGCGGTAAGCCCGGCACCGGAAAAAATCATCTTGCAGACGCGATTGGCAACCGGCTGATGGCGAAGGGGCGTAGCGTGATTATCGTCACCGTGTCCGATGTCATGAGCGTGTTGCATGAGAGCTACGACAACGGCAAATCCGGTGAAAAATTTTTACAGGAGCTTTGTGGTGTTGACCTGCTGGTCCTGGATGAAATTGGCATGCAGCGGGATACGAAAAACGAGCAGGTGGTACTGAACCAGATTGTTGATCGCCGGACGGCATCGTTACGCGGTGTGGGGATGCTGACAAATATTAACCATGCAGCGATGAATACACTTCTCGGCGAGCGGGTGATGGATCGCATGGTCATGAACGGCGGGCGCTGGGTGAATTTTAACTGGGAGAGCTGGCGTCCGAATGTTAGCCATTCGAGGGTTGTTAAGTAGTTTCAGGAGGATTTATGGCGAAACCTTTTACTCCCGAACAGCGGGAAGAACTGAAGACGCGAATTGTGGAACTCGTGCATCAGGACGGTCGGGTCACGATTCGGCAGTTGTCAGATGAAACAGGTATCAGTCGTGCGTCTGTCGGTCGCTTATGCATGGAACTGGTCGCAAGTGGTGATGTATATAATTCTGGCTACGGGGTATTTCCCTCTGAACAGGCTCATAAAGACTGGCAAAACGCCCGCAAAAAGCTATCGAGGGTAAAGGTGAAGAAACCGGTTGTGGTTGATCCTGACCTTATCTGGTCATTACCAGACGGAGAAATACGCCGCTACGACAGGCGCCTGAATATAATCTGTCGCGAGTGCCGGAAGAGCGAAGCTATGAGGTGTACTGGCAATAGCGGACACTACCATTTGTTCTTTTTTTAAGCAGCCATCTGATGATATTTTTCCCTGAAGGCTGCCGGGGAGATATTCCCCAGACGAGAGTGACGACGCTGACGATTGTAGAAAATCTCAATGTATTCCCGTATTACTGAGATGGCTTCATCCCGGTTATTAAAACGATAGTGGCTCAGGCTCTCATTTTTCAGCGTTCCCCAGAAGCTTTCCATCGGAGCGTTGTCGTAACAGTTACCTTTACGCGACATTGATGTTTTCAGACCAAACTGCTCCTGTATGACCCGGTAATCGTATGCGCAGTACTGTGAACCTCGATCAGAGTGGTGGATTAGCCCGGCAGGTGGGCGCTGGCTCCTGAGCGCCATAAACAGGGCTTTACCTGTCAGCTCTTTTGTCATGCGCTCTCCCATGGCGTAGCCGACAATTTCGCACGTATAAACATCCTTGATGCCAGCGAGGTACAACCATCCCTCCAGTGTGGCAACATACGTCAGGTCCGCCACCCAGACCTGATTTGGTGCTGTAGGAGCGAACGTCTGGTTCAGCAGATTTGGCGCAACTGGCAGATTGTGGTTCGAGTTCGTAGTCGCTCTGAACTTGCGTTTCTGCTTACAGCGTAGCCTTAGCTCCTTACGAAGACGTGCCAGTCGGTCACGACCAACGATGATGCC